CTCAGGGTTGACGACTTGGAATGTTTGCTTACCTAACGCTATCGCTTCCACAATGATGGAACCGAAGTCACCGATCACAACGTCAGCCCAACGCAGATTATCTTCCGTTGACTCAACAGTACCTTCAGCGTAGTAGCGTCGCCAGCGAGTGTGATGTTCGTTCTCCCCGATAGCTGCGTGCAGTTGCACTTTCACGTTATCCAACTCGTAGATCCTGTCTTTGATGACAGGGACAGCAGACAGGGTAGGGTTATGTGTGGGTGCGTACAGGATGTTTTTCTTGAACCCACTCAGTTTCGTTAAACCCGTCACGTACACTCGATCCTCCGGCACACCCATGTCATGCAGGATCGTGGCGTAACGTGGGCCAGGGACAGCGAAGATCGTGTCCACGTCCACAAACGCTGACCTGCGTGCGAGAGAGAACGCTTGACCTTTCGAGGCCATGCCGTGAAACACACACAAGTTACGCCGCCCCAACGGGGCTGCACTCAACTCGTCACACGACACAACCCAATCGTAAACCTGATCCTCGTGAGGCTTATGGAACCCTGCCTCGTGGATCTCCCACTCAGGATGCTTCACCTTGATAGCAGACGCTATCGGATTAAGATAGTCCTTGGCTAAAAGCCAATCGTGGTACAGCAGAACCTTCATCATCATCCTCCCGTGTGCACGTACTGAACAGTACGGTTAGGTATCGCAGCTCTCGCATCCTGAAACATCGAATACACATCCACCCACTCTTGGGCACGGGCAGTAATCGAATGATCCTCCAGCACCCTCGCACGTTGGATAGCAGCCTCACGTTTACGAGTCTTATAATCCAGCAAGTCTAGCAGTTGCGCCTTCCAGCCTTCCGACTCGTAAGCAACCCTACCCACACCCTTCAGGGACAGGATCTCATACTCCGGTAACCCTTGGGCCACGAACGGAATGTTGGAAGCCGCATACTCCAAACCTTTAATCGTGGACTTAGCCTTATTGAAATCAATATCACTCAAAAGAACTAGACCGATATCGAAATCTAGCATCTCGTGATATCGGTGCAACGGTCGCATCGGTGTGAGGATCATCCGGTCAGGGTCTATCCCGGCAGCGTCAGCGAACGACGGCGCATCCGGCATGTGACCGGCATGATGGAACAATAGGTCATGCTCGTTCAGGAACTTGTTAAGCCACGGTCGAGCTGTCTCAGCATCGTTCGACCGCCAACCCATAGCCCCAGCCCAACCCAACACAGGCTTCCTACTGCGGTGTTTACGTGGCATGAACTGGTTAGGGTTGATGCCGTTCCGCACCATGCGAACCTCGTTCACGAGGGGCCGATAGTATTCCTCCAAGAATGGGGTGGATACGGTGAGTAGGTCTGCCTGCTGGATCACTGCACGGTAATGTTCCCGGTTCGTGATCTTGTTCTTACTCGGGTCTGTCTTGTCGTAAGCCTGGTTCGCTTCATGCAACCCGTCATAATGGTCATCCACATCCACAATAATCTTCTGACCTAGTGACTGTGCTATCTGCATGTACTTCGGTATCCACCGATCCATCAGCATCTTCAGCACGATCACATCGAACCCGAAATTGGCTTGCTCTTTCGCTGTCCTCACGCCGAAACCAAGCTCAGCGGTGAACGCTGGTGGCCCGAACTCGGTCTTGTGTCCTTTCACTGTGTTGCGTGGCAGCATGCAACGGTAATACGAGCATCCTCCCGGACGAAGTTTGTCTCCGTCCAGGAGGAAGTCGTTGGCTACGTACCCGATCCTCATTGGTCATACTCGGGGATGGTCAGGTCACTCATGCCACCCGGCTTCATGACCGGATGCTTACTGTTAATCCTGTCTTGATACATGCCGAACGTTTCACCAGCATACTTTACTGGCTTCTCCAACGCTTCCTCAAGTGCTTCCTCATACGTTTCCGGGCCGTGATAGTGCGTGTTCACAAGGAAGTCATACTTTACTGTCGGATACAGGTGATCCCCGCACTCAATCCACTCAGCAGGCTTAGCACTATCACCCGTCAGCTCAACATGCACCGCACCCAAACCCCAATCGAGGCCGCAATCATCACTCACGTTGTACTCATCGCACCATGCAACGAGCGCACGTAAGTCACCCACGGTTCGTGCTTTACACTCGGCACTCACCCATCCGGTCATTCTTATTTCACTTGACATGGTTCTCCCTCGCAACAGTTATCCTTGTAGTGACATGTTGGACAAAGCCAACGGTAGTAGGTTCCATCGTACTCAGTACCGCACCAGAAACACTCAATCATGCAGCCTCTCCCCGACTACATGCTGGCAATCACACCCCACACAGTCATCATGGAAGAACCGTGCACGCTCAAAGTTAGCCTCGGCATCCCGACGATTATCAGACTGAGACAAGCCAATGCCACGCTTGTTCAGGTCACCAGCAGTGCTACATGGTTTGCAGATCATTATTCTCCAAAGGGTCAGGCCCATCAGCAGGGCACGGGACAGTAACGAGCGCACCACAATGAGTGCACACTCCATCAAGCATGTACATGCCGGGTTCCTGCGTGTCACCATCAAACACGGCAGCGATCAGGAACATGTCATACCCACACGGGCACACGTAGGTTGGTACGCCACGATAGTCAGCCCGGTTCGGGTCATCAAGCATGTTAAAAAACGGTAGTGGATGCTGTGTATTTCTAGCAGTGCGTTTACGCAACAGTCGCTTCAGCATGTCCATCGTCCTCCAGCGAAGTGTGACTTACCATACCATCGAATGTTCTTGTCGTGACCATCCAACACAGCCACGAAAGCCGCTGTTTGCACCTCGGCAGGCCACTTATTCATCGGTGTTTTGCGTAGATACTTAGCGTACTTCTTGGGCTTAGGGTGCCAAGTGTCCAGCCAATCAACAATATGATACGTGGTTCCCGACTTCAGCTCGTCGTTAAACTGATACATGCCACGGTACTTACCCGTAGGGTTCACTGCCCTCGGTCGGCAGTTGGACTCACGTTCACATACGCACTGTTCGTACTCTCTATACACTGCCGGCACCTTGTACTCAGGAATGTCGGCGGTCTGTACCATCAGTAGTAGCTCTATCATTGGCTGTCACCTTTCAGTAGTGGCTGGATGTAGCCTGACGCTGGCTCGGGGCCAGGGGCCACGACTGTTTTGCCTACTGCTTTTCTTGCCATGTTCTCTGTCTCAAACGGTCCGAAAGCAAACGCACCTAGTCTCTCATCGTGCATCACTACCGTCCACCAGTCTCGCTCGAGGATCATGTCATAGCACTGGCGCACTACCTCTCGAGCTAGATCCTCTACGTCATTCCATTCCTGCTCGAGCAGTGGCGTGATCTTTCTTATCTCAGCTTGCCTAGGCCGCACGACGCATCCTCCCTCGCAGTTGCTTACGTTCCGTGGCAGTCAAGCCACCCCAGAAACCGTGGTGCTCATTCTCCAGCGCATACTCCAAACACTCCGCGTAGATCGGACAGTCTTTGCATATGCGACGTAGGTGTGGGTTTGTTTCTCGTGCATCGCCGGCATCCTCAATGAAGAACATCTTGAAGTTGATGCCTTTGCAGGCGGCAGCTTGCCACTCAACATCCTCATACCTCATTGACCATCACCTCCAGTATGCTTTCTTGCGACAGTAAGAACTCGGCCAGGTCACGAGGCTCAGTGAAGTGGTATGTCTCGGGCTCGTACTTCCCGAACACTTGCAGCTGGTATCTCACTGCATTTCCCTCCATTTCTTGATCGTCTTGCGTTCCCATTCAGCTATCTGCTCGACTCGCTGACAGTCCTCACACACGAAAAACCGTTGATCTATAAGGGTTTTTTCGCACTCGTAGCATTGGTATGTGTCCTGCATTACGCCTCCACAATCTCGTACTGTGCCTCACGTGTGACAGCCATGAAAGCCTGAATGTATGACCAGGCTATGTCGTATGTGTCATGCACGTGCACGTACCTGCCGTTGCGCGTGAGTATTACCGATTGAAACATCACTCTTCCTCCTGCGACTCGTAGTCATTTGCAGCCTCATATATTTCTTGCTCGCGGAACGCATCATTCATCCACAGCTCTGCGATCTTTTCCTCTACGATACTCAACTTCCTAGACATTTTGCCACCTTTCTCGAAACTTTTTCCTGGCATGAACTAGCGACGCACCGTTCCCCCTCTACATACACCGACTAGCGATGCATCACTCCCCCTCTGTTTTTCCACACGCGCGCGCAGGCGCGTGCAGGTTTGTTTTCCACAGGTTTTCCACAGTCTGTGCATAGCCTTGTGGGTAACTTGTGGGCTACTGCTCGAGGACATGGGCCCAGCGTGCTCGCCATCCGTACACGTAGGCGCTGGCGTCGAGCGTGGCGGCTAGTGTGCGCTCGCAGCTGTCGCACACTTCACCGGGCGGGCTAATGTCTACGCTAGCTCCGGCGGCAGGCTCGAGGCCGCACCTGTTGCACGCGCTCACGGTGTCAAGCTTTCGACGTGGCCGGCGATACCGAGGGCGGCGAGAAAGGCGGCGAGGATTAGCCACCGGGCTGCAGCTTGTGCGCGGCGCTGGCGCGCTCGAGCTCGCACGGTACGGCGGCGGGCCCGGTCGGCGCTGATTATCCGGCGGGCTTGGTCCGTGGTGATTGCGTAGCGGTCGTGCGCTCGGTTGGTGCATCGCGTAGTGGGCTCGAGCTCGTCGCCTGGTGCTCTCCAGGTTCCCCAGTGGGGGCAGTAGTGGGCGGCGCTCATCGGGTCACCAGTCCGTAATGGGAAGGCGTGCACGGGGCCGTTAGGCCGTGCTTGCACGTGATTAGGGCCGAGTCGTAAGCGATTCGGGCGGCGGTCAGCTCGCGGGTTAGAGTGCCGTAGTGCGGGCCGCATACTTTGATCGCGTAGCCACTGTGGCGCACTGTCCATTCTGCGGGCAAGGGGATCGGGTGCGCGATGGCGCTACAGTCTAGGTGTTGGCAGCTGCTCATGGTGGGGCTTCCTTTCTAGGTGTCGGCGGGTCCGGCCACCTGGGCAGCCCTCGAGCCGGCAAGCTCGAGGGCCACGCGGGCGGGCTACTCGTCTGCTAGGTCGGTGCGGATCGACTCGACGGCCTCCCACCAGTTGATGCGCCATAGACTGCCAACATCCTCGGCAATATCGGCAAGGTTTGGGGGCCACTGCTCGCCAAACTCGGATTCGTAGCCACTGCGGGTTAGGATCGACTCGACCCAGTAGCGGAAGCTAGCCTCTCGGGCTCCGGCGTCTAGGTGCTCGGCGTTTCGCATAACTTCGTGGGCCATGCTCTGCAGGCCTTCGTCGTTGTTGATCCATAACATCAGGGCCCACGTTTCTTGGTTTGTCCAGCCGTTGTAGAGCTCTGCTTCGGTTGTTGTCATGGGGTGGTGTCCTTTCGTGGGGTTTAGCTGACGGGCTCGGCGCTCATCAGGCACGGCGTTACCGTGCGACCCTCAAGCGGTTAGGCTCGAGGGTTTCGCGCTAGTTTCTTAGGGGGCAAGCTGGGCATAGCTCCCAGCGTATCGGGATGGCTGCGCGGGTTGGCATCTTCCACCCGTAAAGGATAACCGAGCACTGCGGGCAGGCCTGGTCGGTGTAGCGGCTCACGCGGTGGCCTCCGTGTTCCAGGTCGTGCAGCCCATACCGTCGCGGCAGACTCGCACCCATGAGCCTTGCAGCCATATGCGCACGGTTCGATCCATTAGGCGCTGGGCGTCGCAGCACTCGACGTAGCTGTGTGTGCGGTAGTCGTCGCTCATGCTTGCATCTGCTCGCGCTCGGCGTTTTGGGCGCGCATCCGGGCCATAAATGCATCCGTGTCCAGCATCTCGAGGTTGCGGCCCATACGGCGCACGGGCGCGTCGAAGTCATAGCTACGCTCGGCGAGCTCTCCGCGCTTGTTCGATCCGGCAAGGCCGGGATGCCGGTCGAGGAAAGCGACCGCTTCCATGTCCTCCTCGAGGTACACGTGCGTGTGATCGAGGTACCCGAAACCGGTTCCGCAGTCGATCGCGTCCGGGTAAGCCTCGAGGGATACGGCGAGCCAGGCGTGCCCGGGGTCGCTGATCCAATAAACGTTGTGCGTGGCTTGCGTGGGTGTCGGTTGTGTGTTCATCGTGGGGTGATTCCTTTCGGGACTCATCAGGGCAGGCGCTCACCTGCCGACCGGGCCGCGGGGGCCCGGTTTCGTCCTAGCTTGCCATGCTCGAGCGCTCGCGCGTGAGGTCCTCGAGGACTTGCGCGGCGCCATCTGTCGGCAAGTGGTGCTCGAGGGTAAGCGCATCTACGTAGGCTAGCGCGTCCTCGATCATTTCGCGGGCTGCGTCGATTACTGCCCAGGGCTCGAGCTCGAGGGCGTCGGGGTAGGTGTGGTGGTAGTGCTCGATGTATGTTGTTACCCATAGGCGCCCGCGTGCGCGGGCTGCGTCGGCGCTCACTGGTCGGCCCCTAGTAGGCTCGAGTGCAGGCGGGCCCGCATTAGCTCATCGCTGGCGGCGTCGATCCGGTCAGCGATCAAGCGAAACACTGCGGCGGTGGTGGATAGGTCGTCGCGGTCATTCTCAAGGAATAGCGTAACGTCCGTGCTCGCGTAGGTGAATGCTACGCATACCGAGTCAAATTCGGCCATGGCGTACGTGTCTCCGGGCCGCACGGGTCCGTTGCCGTGAATGCGTAAGCCGGCGCTGTTGTGTTTGCTCATCGTGTGGCCTCGATCCGAACATGGGCCCAGCATCCGCTAACGGTGTGGTGCTGATTGGCGGCGCGCTGCGCGTCGGCGTAGCTCGAGGCAAGGCGCACGAGTCCATGACTCGTGCACACTGCGGCGGTCGTGTTCGTGTTCATTGTGGGGTGTCCTTTCGTGTTCGCCTGTCTCATCAGCTGCAGGGGGCGAAGTCTGCAGGACCGAGCGCGGGGCCCGGTTTCGACTAGGTTAGAGCTCGCCATCAAGCTCGAGGACCTCGCGCCCAGCGCGGGCGGCTATCCGTTCGTAGCGGGTGACCGCTTCGCGGTTACGGTGTAGGGCTGCGGTGCGGCCCGTGTCGGTGAGCTGCTGCGAGCGCTCAAGGCGCTGCTCCATGCGGCGGTGGTGGTCGGCTAGCCCTGTCATAACTTCCTGAATCGTGCGCAAGTCGTCAAGGGTTAGGCGGTATTGGGTGACCATTTCGCGGGGGGTGTCGATGTCACTCATGGGTCGATCCTCTCGTGTGGGGTTCAGCCTCGAGGGCTGCTAGGTACCACGGTACGCAGATTCCGGCAGCATGGAAGTACCTAGGCCGAGTCGTTACCAAACCGTTATAAACCCTCGGCGGTAGCTTGATCGCGCTCGAGCCCTGCAAGCTCGAGCACCCGGCAAGCTGCAAGCGTCACACTGTCCACGGTGCCAGGCTGCAAGGTGCCAGGCGCTAGCCTTCCCTCGCGTATATAGCGGCTTTCGGCCATCAAGGGGGCCCGCGTGTATGCGTGCAGGCTTGCAGGCGCCGGCAGGCGGCAGGCATCAGCCCCGGCAGGCAGGCAGGCAGGCTAGGCAAGCTGCCCAGCGCAGGCGCAGACGTGCGCGCAGGCGCGCGCGCGGGCGACCCGGGCGTTGCTTGCGCGCGTTTCTATGTGTTACCACAAGTCTACCTGTGATTCTAGCATAGGGGTACTGTAAACTAGGACAAAATAGGACAGTTTTGTAACAGTTTGGTAAACTACGTCCGGTGGGGGCTGTTTTTTGAGCACTATATATAGTGGGGAACGAAGTTCCCCGCTTGCTAGCTGCCGACCTTTTAGGGGTCGGCGCTTGCTGCTGGTTTTGGTACCGCCTTGGGGGCGGTGCTAGCTGGGCTGGCGGGCCCTTGAGGGGCCCTGCTGGCTGGGTTTAATGTACCCCTACTTGTGCCTTCGTGAAGGCCCTTAGTTTTGCCTGGGAGGGTTGTGTGGCTGGTAGGGGTAAGAAGCATTCTGCTTTTAGTGCTCAGCAGAAGGGTGCGCTTCGGCGTTCTCGGCCTGTGGATGAGACTAAGCGGATCATTCTTGAGCAGATTTATGCTGGTCATACGGTGGCGAAGGCGTGTGAGATCGCTGGCCGTTCGATGCAGTCGTATGAGTCGTATCGGCGTAATGACCCGGACTTCCGGGCGGCGGTTGACCGTATCCGGCAGGAGCGGATTGAGTCGCACGAGAACCCGAACCCGGATGAGTTTCTGAGCTTCGAGGATTTTTCGGAGAAGTATTTGGGTGCCAAGGTGTTCGATCACATGTTGAATGTGGTGGACATGATTGAGGGGCGTGAGCCCCGTTGGACACATCCGGCGATGGTGTTGGATCGTGCCGAGCAAGATCTGGTGATGGTGAATGTGCCGCCGGAGCACGCGAAGTCCACGACGATCACGATGAATTATGTGACGTACCGGATTGCGAAGGACCCGAATATCCGGGTGATGGTGGTTTCTAAGACCGCCGAGATGGCTAAGAAGTTCCTGTACGGTATTAAGACCCGCTTGACGCACTCAGCGTATTCTGAGTTTCATGTGAAGTATGGGCCTCCTGGTGGTTATGCTGATGGGGCTGAGTCGTGGAGCCAGGATAAGATTTATGTGTCGGGGGAGATCCGGGATTCCGGTGAGAAGGACCCTACTGTGCAGGCTTTGGGTGTGCGTGGGCATATTTATGGTGCCCGTGCTGACTTGATTATCCTCGATGACTGTGTGGATTTAACGAACGCGCACGAGTATGAGAAGCAGATTGAGTGGATTCAGTCTGAAGTGATTTCCCGTATTTCCGCTTCCGGTACTTTGCTGGTGGTGGGTACGCGGTTGGCTACGCGGGACCTGTATTTGGAGCTTCGTGACCCGAAGCGGTACCCGGATGAGGTGTCCCCGTGGTCGTATTTGGCGATGCCTGCGGTGCTGGAGTTTTCAGATAAGCCCCAGGATTGGGTTACCCTGTGGCCGAAAAGTAACATCCCGGAGGCTGGAGATCGTGGAGCAGAGCCGGATGAGAATGGTTTTTTCCCAAAGTGGGATGGTACGCGATTAGCTAAGAAGCGTAGCCGTATGCAGCCGCGCACCTGGGCTATGGTGTACATGCAGGAACAGGTGTCCAGTGAAGCTATCTTCACCCCGGAGGCCGTGAAAGCTGCGATTAACGGTTCGAGATACCCCGGTAAGATACCGAAAGGTATGCCTGGTTGTCGCCCTGGTGGCATGGATGGGTTGATTATTGTAGCTGGCTTGGACCCTGCCACCTCCGGCTACACTTCATCGGTGGTTGTGGGGCTTGATCCGCGTAGTCAGAAGCGTTACGTGCTGGAGATTTTCAATAAAGCTAACGTGAAGCCGGACGAAATGCGCTCAATGATTATTGAGTTGACGGATAAGTACGGTATTTCCGAGTGGCGTATTGAGAAGAATGGCTTTCAGGGCTTCCTCGTGCATGACCGGGAAGTGAATCAGTATTGTTCAGCTCGCGGTACGGTAATCAAACCGCACTACACGGGCCAGAATAAGCATGATGCTGACTTTGGTGTGGCATCCATGACCGCTTTATTTGCTCAGTATGAGGAAGGCAACCAGCTTATTGAGCTTCCCGCCACTCACAACAGTGAGGCGTCGAAAGCTCTCGTGGAGCAGTTGGTGACTTGGGCGCCAGATATGAAAAAGGGCGCCGGCAAGACTGACATTGTTATGGCTTTATGGTTCGCTGAGTTGGCGTGCCGTGACCGTGTGATGATGATGGCTAACTACACGCGCTCTCATTACAATAATCCGTTCTTGACGCCGTGGGATAAGAAAAACCAACACGTCGTTGATCTTATCGACATGGAAGCTCAGAGGGCTTGGACGCCCCTTGGGGCGTAGGAGGTAACTTGTCTGACGTGAATAGGGCAAGTGTTATGTTTGGTGACACTGTTGCTGCCCATAGTGGCTCGTCTTTCTCGCAGATTAAAGACCTGTTTCGCCGCACCAAGACTCGTTTCGCAGACCGCGACCAGCGTATGCAGGATGTTCTTGCTGTGCGGCAGGGTCGTATGCGTGACGTGTACCCACAGTTGTTCCCTGAAGGTCCTTTCGATAAGGGCATCGTGGCGAACATGGTGGATGTGGCTGCCCGTGACCTTTCTGAGGTGCTGGCGCCGCTACCGTCATTCAACTGTTCTTCATCGAAGATGACTTCGGACTCCGCTCGAGAGTTCGCTGACAAGCGCACAAAGATCGTTAACGGTTATCTTGACTTCTCTGATCTGCAGAAGCAGATGTACACTGCTTCGGATCGGTACTTTACTTACGGTTTTGTGCCGGCGATGGTGGAAGTTGATACTACGTCGCGTATGCCGCGTATCAAGTTCATGGATTCCATCGGATCGTACCCCGTGTTTGACCGTTGGGGCAACATCCAGGCAGCTTTCTTTACTTTCTACAAGACCCGCGATGAGCTTATCGCCATGTACCCGGACTTCGAGTCTCAGCTAGGGAAGCCGGGGTCAGGCAACGACCTTGTTGAGGTTGTTCGCTACCACGATAAGCACGTTGATATGATGTATCTGGCGAATGATCGCGCAGATATTGTGCTCGAATCGGTGAAGAATCCGGTTGGCGAGTGCATGGTTGTGTGGACTCAACGACCTGGTGTTGATGATGATTCACACGGGCAGTTTGACGATGTTCTTGCAGTGCAGGTCGCTAAAGCTCGTTTCGCACTATTAAGCCTTGAGGCAGCGCAGAAGAGCGTACAAGCACCCATCGTCTTACCGCCAGATGCCCAAGAGCTCGCTCTCGGCCCGGACAGTGTGATCCGAACTGCGAACGGTGAACGTGTGCGCCGCGTGCCTATTGAGGTACCAACGGCAGCCTTCACGCAGCAGGGTGTTTTGGATCAGGAGTTACGTCAGGGTTCACGTTACCCTAACGCTCGCACAGGCGAAATAGACTCAAGTGTAGTTACGGGCCGAGGCGTGCAGGCTCTCATGTCCGGGTTTGATACTCAGATCCGCACAGGGCAAGCCATGTTCGCGCGCAGCTTGCGCGACATGGTTATGTTGTGTTTCCAGGTGGACGAGACTTTGTTTACCGAGGAAACCAAGACTATTCGCGGTAACGCTGACGGTACGCCATACGAGATCAAGTATCGCCCGAGCCGCGATATCAAGGGTGACCATACTGTTGATGTTCAGTATGGCTTGATGGCGGGCCTAGACCCGAACCGTGCTCTCGTGTTCGGTTTGCAAGCTCGCGGTGACCGCTTGATTTCTCGAGACTTCTTGCGTCGCCAAATGCCTTTTGCTCTCGACCCGACCGAGGAAGAGCAAATGATTGACATTGAGGAAATGCGTGACGCCTTGAAGCAGGCGGTCGCCGGATATGCGCAAGCTATTCCGGCTCTCGCGCAGAACGGGCAGGACCCCGGTGAGGTGCTGTCGCGTCTTTCCGAGATTATCCTTGGGCGCCAGCGTGGCAGATCAATCGAAGAGATTGTATCGGAAGCTTTCATGCCTGAGGAACAAATGGCCCCGCCAGGGGTTGAGCCCACAGGTGAGGAAGCCGCAGGGATGGTCGGCGCCCCTGGTGGGGCTCCCCCTGGCGGTGGCCTGCCTGGAGTGAATGAGGCAACAGGTTTGATGCCTGGTGTGGCTCCGGGGCAGGCCGGCATGGGTGCTGGTGGTAGGCCTGACCTACAAACACTCATGGCTTCCCTTGGTTCTGGCGGCGAACCCAACCTCTCCGCTGGTGTAACTCGTCGTCTACCCGTATAAGGATTATTATGTGCGTTTCTTGTGGCTGCTGGATGGACCCGACTCAGAAGATGGGTGGCGACGGTAATCATCCTGAGAACTCTACTGTTATGCCGAATGTGAAGACTACGGTTTCCGAACTGGCTATGCCGATGGGACGCAAGTATGGCAAAGAGGATTAATACTCGTCAACCTTTAGCGAAGGCAAAAATGGCCGGTGCAAAGAAAGCTGCTCAGAAAGCGTTTTGGGATAAGCCGAATCCTAAGAAGAAGTCGAAGCCGTTGACGGCTGCTCAGAAAGCTGCTGCTAAGGCTCGCGCTAAGAAAGCGGGTAGACCGTACCCGAACCTTGTAGATAACGCAGCAGTTAAAAGAAAGAGGAAAAAGTAATGCCAAACATGAAAAAGGGTGCAGAAGGGCCAAAGCGCTCTCAGAAAGTGACTGCGGCTCAGCGAGCGAAGGCTCGTAGTCGTGGAAAGTATTACTCAGCATCAACAAGTACTACTACTTTCCGTGACAAAAAGGGTCGCGTTACGAGTCGTCGTACCGAAAAAGGTACAACTAAGCAGAACGTTCGACCCGGTAGCGCTGGAAGCAAGGCTGCTGCTCGGGCGCGTGGCGCTGAAGGCCCAAAGCGTTCCATGTATCGGACGAAGAAGAAGTAAAATGGCAGCACGCAAAAAGGGTGAACCCCCCAATCAAAGCAAGGCGGCGAAGAAGCGTCAGTACGCAAAGCGAACACCACAGGCGCGGGCAAATCAAAAAAAGACTCAAGCGTACTCCAGGCCAGGGAAAATCACTGAGGCCGGTGTGGGCAACATTCCCGTGGCTGTTGCTCGGGCCGCAATGACGATTGCAAAGTTTGCATCAAAAAACAAGTCCAGTGCGAAAACTAAGCCAAAGACTTCTAAGCCTAAGACGATGAGTGCGAGCGAATACGGAAAAACTTTGCGAGAAGATCGAGCAGCGCAAGCAGCATACAAGGCTCGCCAGCGTGCAGTTCCGGCAGCGGAAGCAAAAGCAAATGCGGCAAAGGCAAAGAGTGGTGCTGCTGCGGCTAAGCGTATTACGAAGCGTGCGGCTCAGGAAAACAATAAGGGTTCAACGCTTCGATACAACATCAAGTACGGCAAACGCTAACTCATGCCTGCTAAGAAAGATCCTCGCCTAGAACGTGTGGGGGTGTCTGGCTACAACAAGCCGAAGCGCACACCCAATCACCCGAAGAAGTCTCATGTCGTGGTCGCTAAGGAAGGCGATCAGGTTAAGACGATTCGGTTTGGGCAGCAGGGCGTGACGGGTGATAAGAAGCCCACGAAACGTCAAGCGTCTTTCAAGGCGCGTCACGCTAAAAATATCAAAAAGGGAAAAATGTCAGCGGCTTATTGGGCCGACAAAACTAAGTGGTAGGAGATAATAATGCCTCAGCCAAACAAAGGCACACACGGCAAGCCGCACACCGCACCTCCGATGGTTGGTGCACCGGGCAGCAAGCCAGATCACGCCGACAAGATCAAGTTCGGTATGCACACTAAGGGCACCAAAGGCAAAGGTAACAAGTAGGTTCAAGGGAGAGGGCAACAGAATGAGGATTCCAGCAAGGGATATGAGTGTTCATGTTGCCTACCTTGACTTGCATCTTGCCGTAGTAGCGCAAGGAGTGTCGTACTCGCCCGATGTGGCAGACGACATGATTGGTCGAATGAGTAAACTGCTTGACGAGTCGCTTACGCGACTGTTTGAGTACGGTTTGCTTGGTGAGCAGGATGATGAGGATGAGTTCGGTCCGGTTCCTGACAGTGAATTAGTTGACCCTCGAGTGGTCTTTGTGGAGGATGAAGATGGCTGAAGTTGGAGGATACCAACAGCCTCGAAACCCAGCTTCGGTTTCGGGCCCCGGTCGCTTGTCCCGCCGCACGGACGGTGGGCCACAGCAGACAACTAATCGTATGAGTGGCATGGCGTATGGCGAGAACCAGGATTATAACGATATCCAATCCTCGGCACCACTGCGCGCCACCTCTGCAGTGGACCAGTCAACGGCTAATCGCCCGCGCCGTGGTGGGCGCTCAGGGCGTGGACCCATGACTACGCCTCTTATGGCACCTACTCAGCGACCAAATGAGCCGGTTACGGCTGGTGCTGCTTTTGGTCCCGGTCGGACGGTTAGTGAATCGGAACGCCAAATGCAAATGCGTTCTTCACGCCGGCCAACCGTTGTTGACACTCTGTCAAAGATTGCCCCTTACGATACTTCCGGTCGTTTGGGTTCTATTGTTAACTACCTAAGGTCTATGTAAATTGGCTAAAGACCCGGATCACTTGACTCGAAGTGATCTCCAACAGGGTAGTGACGAGCCTGTTAACTTGCGTCAGCAGGAGGATTACAGCCTCCAGCAAATGGAAAGGCGCGAGCAGGCCGCTGCTATTGATGTTGGCGAAACTTACCGCCAGATTATTCGTCAAGCTGAGCGGATTGATAAAGGTGACACGCGAACTGAAGTTGCTCGCGGCTTAGCGCCCGCTGGTGGCGGGCGTGGATTACCTAGTGCCGTTGATCGCTTGCGCCCGCAATCTGAAGAGTACCTGCGCGAGGTCTACCCAGGCCGTCGCCCCGGTTTTGTTTACGACGCCTCGGTACCCTCGGATTCCTCAATATTCGCTAAGCCGAGTCTGTCGTATGCGGATGCTCGTGTTGCTTACGCTAATGAGCTACTGACTCGCTTTCAGGATGAGCGCCGGCCCCGCAGCAGCAGGGAACTTTCGGACTACCCGTACCTCAGTGAGCTTCGCCAGGAGTTTGAGAAGAGCTACGGGCAAAAACTATCTGACGACGATATCAACAACCTCATCATGTGGGGTCAGGCTGAGTCGGCTGCCAATGCTTACGCTCGCCACGTTAACAGTGGCAACCTAGAGCTGGCGAGTAATATCGCTAAGACTATCTCAGATCCTAGCACTGGCAATCCGGTTATGGCTAGCATCTTTGGTTCTCTCGTTGAGGACGCTGTTCGGGAGTACGTGGAGCCCGCCGCTAAGGATCAGAACTTTCTTGACAAGTCTCTCGAGTGGCTGGGTGATAAGGCTAGCACCGCATTGGGCTATCTTATGGTCCCCGGCGACAAGTTTTTTGATGAGTCCGTTGCCGTAGCTGAGTTTCAGAGGGACAGGCCTGAGAGTAGGTTGAACTTAGGTTCACTTGCTGCCTCAATCATGGTTGACCCCGGAGGTTACGAAGAGGCGAAGGCAAAAACTGAGCCGGGAAACTTTAACGAAAATTATCTGAAGCAACTCGAGGGCGACCCTAATCGCGGGTTGTACACTCCACTAGAAATTGAGTTAGCCAAAGATATCGTTCGTCGCCAGTCACTTCAGGAAGAAAACCCTGTTAGTACCGCGTGGAATGAACGCGAAGATCGCATGTCCGAGGATGTGGCATCTTTCTTCACTAGCCTTCAGTTTTCCTTCGGACCTGATGCTGAGCGAATCAATAAGCTTATCCGGCAGGTCCAGTCAGTTGAGCTTAGTAACTATGCGGCGCAAGCATCTGGTGGAGCTAACCCAGATCTAGAGTACGACCCTTCCCGTGGGGACGAGTGGTTCTCTAATAGCATGAGTATCTCCAATTTTGGGTACCGCATCCTTACTGACCCCATTAACCTTGTTCCGATTCCCATGCGGGCGGGCCTTGCTGCAAAGTGGAGCTTAGGTAAGCTTCGCCCCGGTGCAGTTGATGAGTTTGGCAATCCACTACTAGCTCGGGATGTTCTCAGCAAGAAGTCACTTCTTGGCTTTGACGTTAACACTTCAGCCAGCCGGTATTTTGATAGGTTTGCTAAGGATCTTAACAGACTTGAGGATCTTGAAACCGCTGTTCGTAATGCTGACTCGCCGGCACAGCTAGCTCGGGCCAAAGACCGAGTGGCTAATCACCGTCGTCGCATGTCTCGCCAATATCGGGAAATGCCTGAGCAGCTGATTGAGTCTTTCCGCACCAACCCGGCGCATAAGCGCAACGCGGAAGGCAAGTTTGATCTTGAAACTGTCGCTAATTACATTGATGATACCAATGAAGCCTTCCTTGTTATGCAAGGAAAGGTTGGCACAAAGGCAGCGCAAGAAGGCGTCGTAGAGGCAGCCGATCTGGCAGCTATCGAAACTTTCCTTTCCGAGCGACCGCTGTTTGCTCAATCTGTGGCTGCAGCCACGGAAACTCGAGCGTTGATGATCCCTCGCCGTGGGCCCATCGGCTTGCTTCGTCAGAACATGGTCAACAGTGTTATTGCCGATGTTATGCCTAGCGGTGCAGCTCGACGTATTCTTGAGCGTAGTTTTGATGAGGCCGCAACGCCGGCACAAATTGCTCAGAAGATGGATGAAGAGTTCCTTCAAGTTGGCAAACTTCTTGCTGGAAACAAGAAGGGCCCCGGTCGCTGGTTTTCTAGCATCCCTACTGGCCTTGTTATCAACTTAGATAACGCGAATGGCGCTAAGGAGTTTTATCGTTTCGCTCGGCAGTTTATGGATCGCGGGACGGCCTCTTTCCTTGCCGACGCTTTCCGTCTAGGCAATCCGGCTTCTCGTCGCACCCTGGTCGCCGCCACTTACCGCAGTGGCATGGCAAGTAGGGGCGTGGTTATTAGTCGTGGCATGACTGACGACTGGATGACAAGAACCACTGGCGCGCCAACGAGGGCTGGCGATGGTCAGGTCACTGGCTCTATGTCCGGTGAGGCGTACTCTGTCGCTATTGAGGATGGGGTAATTCCCAGCCAGCGACTAGCTAAGGACCGTGAGCAGCGCGCAGCGATGCGTCGCGCAACCACACCAGAAGGCGAGCAGGAGCAACTGCTTCCCGGCGCAGGCTCTATTATGGGTGTCACTGAGCCACCCGTTCGGTACGGCGTCATTCCTCGAGTCGTTGACGACAAGGGGAACCTGCAGCTTTCTCAAACTCTAAATGAGTTCAAGGATGCTGACGCAGAGTTCATGCGATTATTTGATGACGCTCAGCGGCTACTTAACGACCCCAATGCCTCGATTGAGGCACAGACAACTGCTTACCGCCTTGCCGATGAGCGCGAGTCCCTGCTTGGTGCTATCTATTCCCGCGAGATAGAGATCCTAGAGGCAGAGAAGGCTTTGGCTCAGCTGCCTCGCTTCCGCACCTTGGACGATGGTACACGGGAAGCTATCTTCCCCGGCCACAGCGACGCAAATATCACTCAGCGAGCACAGCAACTTATTGACGAAATGGATCTACCGACTCCGGTAGCCAGTGACTTTGAGCTGGCTTCTGGTGTGTCTATGACGCCGAGAGAAGCTGAGCTTTACACAGAGTACGGCTTTCTCACGGAAGCTTACCTGCGTCGCGCCTACAAGAACATGCTGGGCAACACTCGAGCTGGTCAGCGCATTACTGCGCCCAAACTCAGTCCCGATGATGCCAAGAATACTGCGCCTAACACTACGCCTTCCGGTGGCCTAGAGGTATTTAACTTCACCTTGCGGCGGTCAAGCCAGAATGACGAAGCTCTGGATGCCATGCAAGAAACTTATGGCATCTCTAAAGAAGTAGATACAACTATTTCGCTAGCTGACCTTGAGAGCTCGTTTACTTTCTTTGATCCCGTTCGGTCTGTTCCTGGCTATCGCCCCGAAGCAAAGCGCAAGCTTCGCCCTACCCTTTCTATTGATGAAGCTAAGGGAATCCGGGACCAAGAGTTTACTTACGACGAAGTATTCCAAATCGTTAAAACCGAAGGGCGCTCGCTTACAAAAGATCAAGCTGATCTTGTTCGCAAGATTTATGGTATTAATGTTCGAGCAAGTGCCCGACGCGGAAAGAATCAACCCCTTGGCTACTACGTCGAGTGGGCAGAAAACGCAACTCAGGCTGGCCGTGCGCGCAAGCTTGATGAAATTAAAGATGATCTTCGTCTTGCCGACGAGTCTGAATACAATTCTTACGCCGAAATAGAGCTCTCAACGGTTGAGAATCTTGAGGCTCGGCTAGTTGAATTGGATGCCTCGGTTCGGACAGCAAGGCAAGCGCTTGATGATCCTTCGGGTGACGCGGCTTTGCGTATCGCTGACGACCTTCGCGCTGACGCTGACGCTAGGTTTAACGCTCAAAGGCCAATGGAGTCTCAGCCTGGAGATCCAGTTGTCACCGTTGCTGATGACCTTAACGATGGACTGAACCGAACCACTTGGTCACCAAGCCGCGATGAGAATGGCATGGAAGAGGCCATCCATCAGTACCAGATTGCTCGGTCTGTTCGCGTTCCTTCCGTACAAGACATGGATGAGCTGGCTCGGCAGGTAAAGGGCTCGACTCGAGTTTTTGGTGTTGCAAACGAATGGTTCGGCAAGGTTGTTGACGGTTGGTCATTTGCCACTCTTTTTGGACCTCGATTTTCTTTGCGTAACGCTATTGAGGAAGTGCTATTCTACGTCCTAACGGGCGGCAGGATTGGTGATCTTTACTCTGGCCGACGCGCAAGTACCGCTTTGCGTTCAGCTCGCCCACGGTTCGTGTACGAGGAAGTTGTTGGCGAAACTGGTGAGAAGTCCCTTGAGCTTGTTATTAAGACAAACCTTGGTCTGTTTAATCGTCTTAGTCGCGGCTATACGCTTGGTGGCAAGCTACGCGATGACATGAACCAGGAGTGGCTGGCTGCCATTACCATCCCGAACGCCACCAGGGATGATTTCATTAAGGCGCAGATAGCTTGGCAGGCTGGTGACACATCAGCCTATGTCCGTCTATTCTCTAAGGCTCTTATCCGCGAGAACGCAAACATTCCTACGAACATTACCGCAAGGCAACAAGAGGCACTGGAGTGGATTGCCGGCTCACAGCATGGCATGAATCTTGTGCAAAACGTTGCTGAGGGTGGCAACAGCCTACTGAATGGCCGACTGCCGAATGTTGTTGAGGATGCAGTCAGGCTTGAGGATCTCGCTCCGGGCGAGGTTGATGCCATGCTCAAGTCTTACCCTAACTTTAACTCCAGTCTTAGTGGTCGTGAGTTTGGCGCGCTGCGTCCAGTGCAGATAGATCCCACAACTCGTGAGCGTATTAACGGTGTCTGGTACTGGTGGCGTGAGCTGCAAGCAACCGTTAACGGTGACGGTCCTATCGGCAAGTTGGCTATCAAGTACATCGGCAACCCCGATGCCGCTAAGAAGGCTATTGCCGATTACGTGCGCCAGGACAGCAAGTGGGGCTATCGTAAAACTTGGTCTATGTTTGCCGAAGGCCGCGACATTGATGCGGCTGCATCACGTTACTACGAGAATGTGCTGCGCAACTTCCAGAAGCCTAGCGGAGAAATTAACTGGTCGCTTCGCAACATGTTTGTTGACAACATTGATGGCGAAGATATTGTCAACTGGTACAGGCCTCGCAAGCCAGGGCAAACCCCATTTGACGACTTTTCTAAGGCTGAAAAGACTCACCGTGTCTCGGTACAGGATCTTAGCAAGATTCCCGAAAAAGATCGCCCGAGCTATGTTTTTGGCCGGCTGCCTAGTGCTCCTGAGCCCGTGCCGGTTCTTACTGGTTGGGAAGGTTTTATAACCAAGGGCTATGGAATCCTTGGCCGGCAGAACGCTCGCATTTCCCGTGAGCCTATCTTTTACGCCAACTACCTTAACATGGTTAAGCAGCTGGAGAAGTCGGACGAAGCTATGGCTAACGCTATGGCTAAGGCCGCTGGGCGCGATGCACCCAACGAGTTTGACAAGGCTATCGCTGCGGAGTGGAGCAACAAGACTGCAGCCGATTCCGCTTACGCCATGACATTGGCATATGTGGACAATCCGGCTAACCGTTCGATGCTTGCTTGGCGAGTTCGTAACGTGGCGCGTTACTACCGCGCAACGGAGGACTTCTATCGCCGCGCCAAGAGGCTTGCTATCACAAGACCCGAGTCTTACTACCGGCTTGCTTTGACGTATGGCTTGCTAGATCAAACTGGTTTTGTATTTACCGATGACAATGGGCAAAAGTATTTCTACTACCCTGGCAACGAGTATGTACAGAAAGCCATCGGGTCATTTGCCGCGTTTATCTCACCAGAGCTCAAGCCTTTCGTGTGGGACATGGCAAGCCCATTCCAGATCGGCGGCAAGGTAACTGGCCTTACGCCGTCTGCTGATCCTCGGATGGCAGTCCCGACCCTTATTGGTCCCGGTACTTTCCCGGCGGCATTTGCGTTTGACTTCTTCCCACCGTTGAAGGAGTTTGCTGGCCTACGGTCGGCCCTGGTTGGCCCGTACATTGAGCAGCAAGGTTCGGTCACTCAGCTATTGCTTGATACGTTTACGCCGGCTGGTGTGTCTAAGCTACAGCAGTTGAGTCAAGATGAGATTGATTCAGTCACCCAAGAAGCAGCTTTCGACACAATCAAGATTATGATTGCGGAAGGCCTACTTGATCCCGAGTCGTTGACCGCTGGCGATGGCGTCGTGGGAATTGAAAGCTTCATGGAGAGCGACATTTGGAAGCAGGCCTCTACTGTTGGCGTCGGTTTAGCTGGCACTAAGTTTATTCTTGGCTTCCTTGGGCCCGCCGCGCCACAGGTTTATGAGGCTGGTCAGATTAACCCTGCCGCCCGTGAGCTTGGTATCTCAAGTGTTGACACTGTATTCCGGCAACTGCTTGACTTGAATAAGGATGAGCCTGATCCTTGGTCATCCGCTGTGTCCATGTACTACGCCGCTAAGATTCGCAAGAACACTGGTCAGCCAACTAAGTACACTCCTTGGGATAACCTACTTCCGTTTACCTTGAGTGGTTCCAAAGCTGCGCCAGATAAGCTTGCCGGTCTAGCTGGAATCCGGGCTACGGATGCGTTTGTCTTGTGGACTCAAAGTGATGAATACAAGAACCTGGAGAACCTGCCTGGGGCGTCCGAGTCTCTTATGTGGCTTGCGCCTCCTGACGGTGAGTTTGACTGGCAGGCATGGCAGCTGATTACCAATACTTATGGTTTGCGTATTCCTAAAACCACGACAGAAAAGCTGGAGTCTTTGTTTGCGGTTCAAGGTCAGTACCGTGACACGCAGATCAGGAAGAGCTACGACGAGCTAATTAGTCTGCTCGACCCTCGTGACATTGACCAGAAGAAGGCGATTAACCTTCTGAATGACGCGAAGCTTAAAGAGCGCAAGCTTAATGAGAAGCAGAATCCTTACTGGAAAACTTTGCGATCCAAGCAGGGTACGGCTTACACACCGACTCGCTTGGCTGAGTCGGTCAAACAGATGGAAATATTTATTGACTCGATTCGGGAATCGGAGTACGAGGTTCCTGAGGCTCTCGAGTACGTAGATGCCGCGATTGATGTGTACCGGAATTACAAGTCTGCGGTTTCTGGGCTTGGTCAGAAGAAGATAGAGCAGCAGGCGAAAGCTGAACTACTCTACGAAATGAATACCAAGTTGCAGAATATTGCTGCCGGCAACGAGCAAGCGAAGAAGTTTATTGACACGGTTCTGGACACCTTGAATTACGGTGAACTTGAAGAACTTGATCCGTTGATTGTGGAAGAGGTTTCCTAGTGCTGTGCGTTAATCCGAACGATCCTAGCGACACTCGGGCGGCAGTTGGCGGCAAGTGCCCTAGTGGCTATCAACCAATGGATACGGGAACTGACCCTCAGGCGGTCGTTGATGGGCTACTGGCGGCTCTTGGTGGTGGCGTCAAGACAGCTGATGGTGAGTATGTTCCTTATCAGGCTGACACTCGACCTACTGGTGTTTCTGGCTATTCCGGTGGAGTCGTTAGTGAAGGCGCCGGTAAGAGTGTCTACACCCTCCTGAAGGACTTTGAGACGCTTCGCACGAAGGACCCGAATAAGTACCGTGGAATCGTTAATCAGATGCGCAAGGCGGGATTGATTGGGCCTAGGGTTACCTCTCTTGCCACGATCTCCGACGCCTACAAGCTTGTCCTTGAAGGCTCAGCTAGCCTTTACGAAGAGGGCGTAGTCAAGCCACCGGACGCAATTCTAAACGAGCTGTCTAAAGGCAGCGGTGCACTGGGTCTAGGTGGCGATGAACTTGGGCCTACTGGAGGCGCCGCGGCTTACACGGGGCCACGTTCCACGGTGCAGCTTTCTAATGAGACAACTGCCTACACTTTGCTGAACACTGCGGCTCGGGACATGATTGGCCGTGACCTTACACCAGACGAGGTTCGCAAGTACACAAGCGAATTGAATCGGATCGAGGGTGAGTCGGCTCAAGTCACCACGCCACAGGGTCCAGGCATGACGGTGTATAGCGGCGGTGTTGACCGGCAGGAGGTTGTTCGGCAGTTGATTTCGGATAATCCCGACTTTGCCGGCTACCAACTCAATCACGAGATTATGGACACAATACTGGCTGACATTGATGAAGGCCAAGCTTTCTTGAACGAGTGGAGTTAATGTGAGCGTTGATGCTGGCTTTGACGTTGACATTGATACCGTTGAGGGGCGAGAGCAGGACAAGCCTAAGAAGAAAAAAGGTTTTGATCCCGTTTCTTTCGGGGACTTCTATAAGCGCTATTCTTACGTCGCCAATCTGATTGAGGCTTACCCTGAGCTTCAGCAGTATTACAACGATATCCTGGAATACTACAACAACAACAATGGCCAGATGCCTCCGGCTAACTGGCTCAAGGAGAAGCGAGCGCAGAACCCTTGGTTCCAGGCTCGAGACTCTAATCAAGAAGCGTTCGATTTTGCTCGGCAAGATCCTGCGCTGCAGGATGACGTTAACACTGCCCTTCGCCGCAACCAAGCTAAGATTCTTCGCTGGGCAGCGCAACGCGGTATCGAGATTCCTGACGAGCGCCTAGAGGAATTGACTCTTGACGCTACACGAAACAAGTGGGCCGACGATGACGTTCAGCTTGAGCTGAACCTTGGTGTTTTTCTTGCTCAAGGTGGTCAGCCGGGAGACTTGCGTGGTAGTGCCGGCGAGTTTGAGACTGAGCTTCTCACCTGGTCCAGGAAGAATGGCATTAACCTGTCACAAGATGCTATTAGACAGTATATCCAGCGCCTTACCTTGAACCAGCAGAGCATTGATGATGCTAAGCAGGAGATCCGGGAAACCTACATGGTTGGGGCTTACCCGGCTTGGGAAGAGCAGATTCGTGGTGGCACTGACCCGGATTCAATTATCTCACCGTACCGCGCCCGCGTTTCTAGCTTGCTGGAGATTCCAGAAGAAAACCTTGGCTGGGATGATCCTTTGGTGCAGAAGGCCATGCAGAATGTTGACGCCGAAGGCAAGCCTCGAGTGATGCCGCTGTGGGAGTACGAGCGTGAGGTTCGTAAGGACACTCGCTGGCAGCAAACCGATAACGCCTATGCTACTTACGCGAAAGTTGGTAATGATTTGCTAAGAATGTTTGGGCTTCGGTGATTTAGATGGCTACTAAAGCAGAGAGAGTTGCTGAGCGTCTACGTCTAGCCGAACAAGAAGCGGCACGAGGGAATGCTGCTGGTGCCGCTGCTTACGCTCAGGCTGCCGCCAACATTCGCGGTTCCGGTCAAGCAAAAGTCCAAGCCGTTGCCGATCAGTATGCCGCTGCCGCTGATCCTTTTGGTGGTGGTCGTCCACAAGAGTTTTACAGCAGCACACCTGAAGCCGCCGCACCCGGCCCAGGGTTCACTGCCCCAGGTTTTACCCCGCAAACGGAACAAGCCGCACCCGCCGAGCCAGCCGGCCCGACGCCCGCAGAGCGGGCAGCAGCCAGCGCCTTTCTAAGGAACATCCTTCGCCAGTACGGCATGGAAGGGATGATGGGCCAAGTGGACTCACTGATCCAACAGTGGGGCACTCAGGGTGAGGTTATCGTAGAGAAGCTTCGAGATACTGGCGAGTACCGTCAACGCTTCAAGGGGCTTATTACTCTGCGAGAAAAAGGCATCACGGATATTCCAACTGAAGGCGACTACATTCGCTACGAGTCGAGCTATCGCAAGATTTTCCGCGACAACAATCTTCAGTCTTACCTCGGGGAAGCTGGTTCGCAGCAAGAAATTGACAAGATCGCTGCACTTGTTGGTGACTTTTCGCTTTCCGTTGATGAGGTTGAAGAGCGCGTTATTGACGCCCGCAGGGTTGTTGCTGACACCTTGCCGGAGGTTCGTGAGTCGCTTGAGCGGTTCTATGACATTACGCCGGATCTCATGGTTGAGTTTGTTCTTGACCCGGAGAACACGAGTGAGACAATCCAGCGCCGAGCCAATGCTGCCATCGTTGGCGGCTACGCCGAGCGTGCCGGCCTTGAGTTCGGTGCGGGTGTGTCGGAGCGCATTGGTGCTTTCCTCGGTGGCGAGCGCGATATCCAGGGCACACAAATTGAGCCGCAGCTTACGGAGATCGCGGATATTCAGCGCAGCACGCAGCGCCTTGCGGAGATTGAGCAGGGTGACCTTAGCGCGGAAACGTCAGCATTGTCGGCCCTGAACCTTGACGAGGGAGCTCGCCGCAGGGTTCGCACGCTGCAGTCCCGCGAACGGGCTAGGTTCTCTGGCCGTTCCGGTATCACGACTGGTTCCCTTTCGGAGGGTCCTAGCATATAACTAAATAAGGGCGTGCCTTGGTGAGAGGCATCCATTCATTACCCACGATGGTGGGCGAATGGCTCTGTCTAACAGTGGTTCGATTCCACTCACGTCCACTCCCAACCAGACCAGCCGGCCCTGGTGGTGAACAAGTCCGGTAGTTACAGCCATGATCCTTCCCCCAGAGGGTTGTGTGGGTAGCGATTCACCTATATGAATAGTAAGGGAGTTACTATGTCTGAGTACGAGTGGGACGACGACGATATTGATACGCAAGGCGACACTAACGCGATGCGTGAGCTTCGCAAGGCGTACAAGAAATTGCAAGCGGAGAAGAAGGAGCTAGCCGAATCTCTCGAGGCTATGCAATCGTCGCTTCGTGAACGCTCCGTCAAGGACGTTATCGCGTCCAAGGGGCTGCCCGAGAAGGTGGCAGCTTTGATCCCGAAGGATGCGACCACCTCGGAAGAGGTGGAGGCTTGGATCTCTGAATACGGCGACGTGTTCGGTATCGAGGCCGAAGAGGCTGAACAGCCTGAACAGCAAGGACAGGTGAACCCTGATCTTGCTGCGTTGAACCGGATTTCGCAAACGCAATCTTCCGGTCAACCTTTTAGTAATGACCCCGATCAGTTGGCTAGTTTGATTAATGCCGCTGATAACCCGGAGGCTCTTAACAAGTTGCTTTTCGGTACCACTTCGGGGCCGCAGGCTATTTAGCCTCGCAAGTAACATTAACTACTATTCACCTAAGGAGGTGAAACACTACTATGGCTAACGCTTACACTAGCACTAGCGCCATGGCTGGTCTTGTACAGGCAGCATACGACCGTTACGTTGAGTTCGCTCTGCGTTCACAGCCGTTGTTCCGCAACCTCGCGGATAAGCGTCCTGTGCAGCAGGCTATGCCGGGTTCTTCGGTGGTGTTCTCGCTCTATCAGGATCTCGCCGCTGCGACCAGCACTCTCACTGAGACTGTTGACCCGGATGCGGTTGCGATCTCGGACGTGAACACTGTGTCGGTTACTCTGAACGAGTACGGCAACACTGTCCTGAACACCCGCAAGCTGGGCGAGTTCGCTTTCTCGGACGTTGATCCGGCTGTCGCTAACATAGTTGCTTACAACCTCGCTGATTCTATCGATCAGGTTGTTGTGAACACTCTGATTGGTGGCACGAACGTGATCTACGCTGGCGGCAAGACCGCCACTTCGGGGATAACCGCGTCGGACACGCTTGACAACGCTGACATCCGTAAGGCTGTCGCTAAGTTGCGTGCCGCGAACGCTGTCCCGCGTGAGGGTATGCTGTACGCCGCTTACATTCACCCTGAGGTCGCGCATGATCTGCGTGGCGAAACGGGTGCGTTGGCGTTCGAGGATATCCGTAAGTACACGGACCCGAATGTGGGTAACATCCTGAACCAGGTTACTGGTGTTCTGGGTGGCGCGTACTTCGTGGAGACTCCGCGTGCGTACAGTGCAACTGATGGTGCTTCTTCTGCGAAGAACTACCGCACGATCATCGCTGGTCAGCAAGCTCTCGCTGAGGCGACTGCTGTTGAGCCGGGTGTCGTTATCGGCCCGGTTGTTGACAAGTTGATGAGGTTCGCAAGTCGTGAGGATTTCTGCCTCGCGGCGTAAATGCCGGAGCCTCCCCGGTCAGTAATGATCGGTGACAAACATGGCTATATGCTGGAAACCCTGAGTATCCGATGGTACTCGCGCTAGGCGCAGTAAAAATCCATTCGGTGCAGGCAATCAGCAGGGAAGTCCAAGGTTGGTAAAACCCCCAACCCCATGACCCCTCAGAGACTACACGCCATGCCCCACACTATGAGTGGGTGAAGATATAGTCCAAGCCCTTTGGCGACAGAGGGAGGGCCTTGTCCGGCCTATCGGCTGGTACTCGCTCCAAGGCTGGAGCCTGTACCGCCAGGAATCTCTGTACCGGATTGAGTCCGGTTCGTCCATCGCTTAGTTGATGGTGTGGGGGCCGCATCATATTGTGGGTGCGGCCTCCACTTCAACCCAAGTTTTTTTCTAAAGATAAGGATTCAGCGTGGCTGACAATCTCCCTGATATTATTGAGAATCAGTTGCTTGATGCGCTGGTGGGTACGTCCTCGTACACTGTCACCACGCCGATCAAGCTTGCTTTGATGACCGCTAATGGTTCGGATTCGGCTGCCGGTACTGAGGTTACTGGTGGTTCGTATGCTCGTCAGACGATTGCGTTTGATGCAGCGTCGGGCGGTTCGATTGATAACAATGCTGCTATCTCGTTCACGGGTATGCCTTCGTGCACGGTGGTTGGTATTGAGATTTATGATTCGGCGGGTTCGGCTAAGCGTCTTGCTTATGGCCCGTTGACTGCTTCCCGCACGGTTACGTCCGGTGACACGGTGCAGTTCGCGTCTGGTGCGATTACTCTTAGCCTGTCCTAATGTTGGATATTTCGGAGCCGATTGTTTTCCTTCTGGGGTCGCCCCAGTTGTTGTCTGCGTCTGCCGGGTTGTCGGGTGACGGGGAGTTAACGTCTGCTGCGAATATCACGGCTCT